TTTGTCAGTCCTTCTTGCGCCATGAGTGCGAGACAGGAAGACTGAACCCCTGCGCCGAGCGAAAGGATCCGCAGTGTTGGCTCTCTTTTCTTTCCTTCCTCGTCAAAATACTCCGGCTCCTTAGTCGCAGCAACAGCTGCCATGTTATTAAGACGCTTCTTATCAACTTTAGTAGACATCTCTTCCAAAAGCTTGCGTCTTTCAAAATCCATTTGTTCTGGGTTGATTGCAAATCCATGTTTCACTCCATTTTTTCGTTTCTTACCTTGGTCTCTATATCCTGGTTTATTCATTTTGCATCACCCCAATTTGTTTTAATTTTATAGGTAACTTTAGTAGGAACCTCCAGATTTATACAGTTTTCCATTATATCTTTTATATCTCTTGCCATTATATCAGATCTTACACTGCAATTCAACTCGTCATGAACTTGAATTAAAGGGGTTACTCCTAACTTTTCATATATGTCAACCATAGCCTTTTTAGTTTGATCAGCAGCTGTTCCTTGAATTAATCTATTTAAAGCTTTGTATGTACCGGCTCTTTTAATAGAACCACCCCATTTAACTACAGCTTCGTTGTGGGGTAAAGCCTTATGGAATACTGGCTGTTTTGTAACAGGATCCATTTCGAACCAGTTAGGTTCCCATAAATCAAATTTACACCTTCTTCCAAGATAGGTCCTTATTGATCCTACTTTATTGGCTCTGTGCATGACTGCTTCAAGCATTCCTTGCATGAAAGGAACCTTTTCCCTAAATTGATTGAGCATTGCTTTAGCTTCTTTTGGACTAATATCCAAATCCACCGCTAGTTTTTTATAACCCATTCCGTACATAACTCCAAGCCCAATCGTCTTAGCTAATCTTCTAGGAATACCAGCCATTTCAGCTGTTTGTTTATGAAAGTCAAGTCCTTTAACAAAGGCAGACTTGACATCTGTTGCCCCTTCGTTCTTATTTTTAATTGCGAAATGAGTCAGTATTCTAGGCTCCTGTTGTGAGTAGTCAGCTGAGAGCCAATCTTCACTTTCTTCCGGTATAAATATTTTTCTTAACTCTGATCCAAATTCACTTCTTATAGGCATTTGCTGTAAGTTAGGAGCATACATGGAAAATCTTCCTGTTACGGTTCCACCCACAAATCCTCCCGCATCCCCTTTTATTTGATTTATATGTGCGTGCAGCCTTCCTTCATGAATATATCTTGAAATACCATCAATGAAGGTCCCTTGTAATTTATTTAAAACTCTTGCTTTAGTTATCATTCTAGGTAGCTCGTGTGGGTGTGTTTCAAGGAAAGTTTGTGTAAAGCTTGGAGCACCAAGTTCAGTGCGAGGATATTCTAGATTAGCGCCATCAAAAGCTTCAGCAACAGAACGTGCGGCCCACACCTGTACATTTAATCCTGTAATGTCCTTTATTCTTTTTAGATAAACTTTTTCCTTGTTATTTAATTTTTTCTTAAGTGCGTAAGCCTTATCCATATCAATTCTAACACCACGTCTAGTCATGTTAAAAATAACACGTATGAGACGACATTCCAATGTTAAAAATAACACGTATGAGACGACATTCCATATCATATACTCTAGTGAGATCTTCATTTTCTATTTCTGTTATAAAACGCTCGTGTAATCGCCACGTCCATCTAGCATCTGCCTCTGCATACTCTCCAACAAATGATGCGTGCATTTTATACATGTCAGCTTTAGGATCTAGCCCTAATTCTTCTGCCTTAGCTTTAAGAACTCTTTCGTCTTTAAAACCACCCAAGTAGTCTTTTATAATGCTATTTAAGGTATAGGCATATCTATTCTCATTTAAAAGAGCAGCAGCAATCATGGTATCATGTATGTATCCTTTAACTTCAATTCCCAAAACACTAAGCCACCCAATATCGTACTGTGCATTATGAAATACTTTTTGTATGGACTCATCCTCACATATTTCTTTTATATATTTTATGACATGTTTCTTATCCATATTTCCACCACCCTCATGGGCAATAGGATAGTATGCTGTAAAATCCCCACTAGATATTGCAATTCCTATAACCGAACCAATCTTCTTAGGCCACCCTGGACCCATTTTAATAAGATCAGTGTCACATGTCTCTAGATCAACAGCAACTACCTTTTTTCCTTTCATTGAAGGAAATTCAGTTGGATGCACCCACTCTGATTTTATTTCGTCCCGTTCATCTCTCCTGCTATTGCCATGTATGCCGCACCATCGACAAAATCATCTATGTTAAAATCGCCCATGGTGGAGCGAGAAATCTTTAATAGGCACATCATGACTGCTACGTCACCAGGTGTTATCTCCTTCATTGGTTTAAGTTTATCGTCTAAAAATACACTCCATAAATCAGCTATTTGTGCATGATTTTTAAAAGCATTTCCATGTGTTTCTTCTCTTTTGCTGCTGACTAATTCAGAAGCTCTTTGTAATATCTCTTCTTTTTTCATATTATGAAATCTCCATATCCTGATTTAATCACGTGCAGTGATTTTTTTGCACGCGTAACGCCTACATAAAAAGTTCTGTTTGTATCGTCGGAATTAATTTCCATCTCGTCTCTATTAGCTCGTGATAGACCTGTCATAAGAGCCACATTATCACACTCTCCTCCCTTAGCCATGTGTATAGTGCTTAAATTTATTTTTGCATCAGCATTTAAACCACCATGTTTCTCCATTGACATTATGTATGATTTATCTTGATCCCCTATTGTATTGAATGCTACATCCCATGGAACACCTGTGTTGAGCAATCCATGATGCATTACCAGTTCCTCTACATTATATGATTTTCCTTCCTCCACTGTCTGAAGATTCTTATAACCCCTTGCAACACCAGTTCCACTTTTTAAGTTTGAGTAGATTGCTTTAACCTCGTTATAAGATATAGCTTCGTCAAGATCGTTTAACCTATTCCATGCATCTATCCCTCTGAGCAGATCTTCATCAACTGGATGCTTGCCATATTTGGTGTAGGGCAGTCCTCTATATCGTAACTCTTCTTCAAAATCATTTAACATGTATTTACATGCCGCAAGTATAAGCCATTTTCCCTCACTTACGTCCACACTACCAGGATAAGTGTGAAAATTAACATATCCTTTTTCATCACGTGGATTCCATTCCTTTTCTCTTCTATCCCTAATTCTTGTCACTATCTCGTGCGCTATCTTGTGGACTTCTATTGGACACCTATGTGATTGTTTTAAAACACTTTGTTTTCCTTTCAACTTTATAAGATGTTCTACATCAGCTCCGGCCCATCTAAAAATAGCCTGATCATCATCGCCGCTTACGTAAACTCTTTTGGCATCCTTCCACATTTTAGTGCACATATCCCATTGTAATTTAGTAAGATCCTGTGCTTCATCAACAATAACTACATCTAACGGAGGAGTAGGACCAAATTCCACATACTGTGACAGCATGTCAGTGAAATCACATTTTCCAGTTTGCTGCTTATATTCCTCTAAAGATTGTTGCGCCCATAAAAATTTATGCCACGGATAATCTAAATTAGCCTTGTTGTAATAATCATCCAACTCCAATCCTTGCATTCTTGATTTAGTTATATCCTTTAAATATTTATTGTCTGTGGTAATAATTCCATTTCCATCCCAGTCAATGTTAACCATCTTTAATTCAACACCATAATTATCAGCGAACTCCCTGTAATCCTTGCTGTCCATTACTTCTGATTTGCTCATGCCAAGCTGTCTTTTACCAAAAGCATGAAGCGTACTGAAGTAAGGAAAATCATTGTCGGTAAGATTAAATTTATCCGTAGCTCTTTCTCGTGCCTCATCGGTTGCTTTATTAGTAAAGCTGACAAAAGCAATTCTGTTAGGAGCAGTGCCTTTTTTTAATTCCCGGTCCACTATCCGCAGTAAATTCTCCGTCTTGCCTGTACCTGGAGGCCCTAGTATAATGTTAACTTCTGGCATATAGTTCCTCATATACTTCCAGTATTCGTTTACAATCATCAGGTGTGACACCACTTTTTCTGTTATTAAATTCCCATGCGCAAAAGACAATATTTCCTTCTTCATAAGGAAGTCTAGGGTCTACACGGTCAACGGATATATTAGTAGGTCTGCTTCTTTTCCAACCTTCACCAGTGGAACGTTTAGTAGTAAGTTCAACTCCAGTATATCTGCAATGAGGACCATATTCTTTTTTATGTTTGTTCCACAGTTCTAAAAGGTGATCCCTGTTTTTAATACTATACGCGACACCCCTAAACCTAATGGATTGCCATATATTATTAAAATATCCTTTTTCTGATTCCACATATCTTAAGTCAGTTACATTTCTTTTTGATTTAGAAAGGTGTTGCATCTTGTTTCCTCACTTCATGGTCTGAATCCTGATCGTCAAATACTGGAACACCCCATGTGTTTACCCCTTTGTTCTTCAGTTTCCAAAATTTATGTATTCCGTTTATGCCACGCAGTTCCGCCACGATCTGACCAAATTTATTTCTAATGAGATAGGCATGAAGGTCAACGAGCCTGAAATAGGTGCGTGTGATGACTTCTTCCTTTCCCGTCTTTTCATTTTTTTCCGGAAGAGCTTCTGTCCAAGGTTTGCGTAACAGTATTTCATCCCTTGTCGCTGCCTGTGCCCTTCCAGTGCAGAACTCCTGGAGGTGAGCTAAAAACTGTCCGGACACAGACCCGTCGCTTGACACTGGAATGCGTAATGCGCTCTGCATCTTACTATTAACCAGTTGTTGCCAATCAGACGACTTCATCAAAGGAGGCATCATGGTCAGTACCTCCATGACCCTCTTCTGAAACTTTGTTTGTATTTGTAATTCTTCTGTTGATAACTGTATTTTAAGATCATCTTCGTTGTCATCAGTGGGTATTTCCAGGAACCATATGGGCGGAACTGTTTCCAGTTTGGATAATGCCCCCAACTGCTGTGATACATTCTCCGCTCCAACTCCGTGCTTTCTTGTCTTGCAAACATTGACGTTGCAGAAAGAAACAATAGGCTGATCTTTACATTTATATTGATATCCTTTTTGTAAACTTTTAACTACTACTACCACCTCTTTAGAATCAAGTGGTGGGTTCATGTGCTTTTGATTGTACTTTTCTAATAATTTTTCCCAATTATCGGGATCAAACTTCTTTAAATAAACTCCAATGTTGAATAGACCATTATTACGTGTCCCTGTGGGAAATCCTTGACTACACAAAGCTTGTAGGCACGGTGGCCCATCCTTGATAACTTCAACTTCTGGTGATGCTATGGTATCTAAATCTTCTACCACATTCTTTTCGTATATTTCAAAGAACTCTTCCAATGTTGCTGATGTTCCATTTTCTTTCAGCGCATATCTCACTGACTTATTTCCATTATAATATGGCAGGTTTAAAAAATTACCAAGATCGCCTTTTTCCAGTGATATGCTTGATTGCTTGGGAAATACCTCTGCTGTTGAATGACCAATGAGAGATTTTATTTCCGTTAATTTATTTCTTACTAATTTTGATGACATGGTTTTTGTGCAAAATAGGAATAAATGTGCACCACCACTTTTTGACTTACAGTATACCAGGGGTATTTTTAATTTTCTGATCCTCGTGAATAAAGCACGATGATCCAGAGGATAGCTATCAATATCAATGCATCCCCACTTAGTAGTATTATCAGCCCTAATAGGAATAATGCCAAGAGACGGACCCTCCCCCTCCAGATGTTTTTGCCAGAGCTCATGTGTTACCTCCTGTCTAACAATATATGATTTACCTTGCTGCTTACCGTCAGCACGCGAACCATTAGGTTGGTGCTGACCATAAGCTATATCTAAACCCTCGAATATAGATTTAAATTTTTCAACTTCCACGAAACCTCCAAGTTCCGAAAACTACCTAAAATGGTATATCTTCGTTATTTTCTTTGGTTTCGGGTTTTTTGTCGGATATTAATTTAGGTGTTTCTGGCTTAGCTTCAATTGAACCACTAGAAGCAGATTGAGCAAACGCTTTGCTCTCACCATAGATAGTAGGATCAGAAACTTGTTCACCTTTTTCAATAGAAAACCCAAACCAACTTCCTCTGTCATTAGATTCACTTACAGTTGATAGTTTGTAAGTAAACGCATATGTAGGAGGAGTAAACATCCCAGATGGACCCTTTATTTTTTGTGACAGCATTAAGCTGTTCCAACGTCTGCTTTTTTTAAGCTGACTTGAAGCCATACTAATCACAGCATTTTGGTATCCTGCGTTATTTAATATTAACACATAATGATATGCTGTTTGAACAATATTATTACCGTTAGGCAATATTTGCTTATTGGTCATGGGATCACGTGTGGTCTGTCCTATGATTCCACTATCGGCATCATGTGATGCAATGAATCCGCCACCTTGTTCTCTAGGTTTCCACTCAACATATTTTAAGTGGTAGAAAACAGGAATGACTTCAACGGTGTCAAAAGTTTCCTGTGTAACTGTGTTAAACAGTTGTCCTGCCTTAGCAGATTCTATGTATTCCGCCTTGGAAGGATTGACTTGAGGACTTGATGTCTGCAAAATGCTAATGTAAGGAATAGCAGTATCCCTTGCCAGATTAAGCGAACCAAATCCACTCATTTTTTTGGCGTCTTCTGCAATTACTGCAAGATCGAGGCCATTTTCTTTAGTTTTTACTGATTTATTCATTAGTAATTCCTCTATTCAGATTTAATTGTTGTTTTGTGACCAACAAAAGCGCCAAGAAGATCCATAGGAAGTTCTACACCTGCTTCATATTGCTCACGGACGAAAGCGCGGAGGGTGGAAGGTTCGACCCACTCGCGTTGCGCAGGCTCTAGTCCCTTATCACTAAGGTCTGACATAAGCCCACTAGCTTTCTCATCTTCATTCCTTCCAAAGCTACAAGTGACTTGGTTCTTTACTAAATCCCCAAATCCGTTGTCTCTTAACCATTTGAATACTTTAGGTCTGTTCTCCACTAAGGGAGTAGCCGTAAAATACTCGGAAACTTTTATTTTTCTGCCATCAGCTAATTTTAATTCTGATAATCCTACTTCTGAAAAAAGACTTGGTAAAATTTCTTGTGATAATTTTTTATGATAGTCTTCTTTCTTTTTTAAATCTTCTTTTATTTTTGATATTTCTTCTTGCGTATCAGCAATATCATTTGCTACCGCACCAATCTTTTCTAAATTATTAGCAGGTATGCTGGCAGCATCTTCTTGCATTTGCTTTACTAACTCATTCATTCTATTTATCCTTTAAAAAGTTTATTTCCTCAATATGAAGAACCTTACGTCCCTCCTCATCTACACGATCAGAACTTCTGACTTCAATTTTAGGATTCAAATCTATTTCTAAATCGTAATATTTTTTATCGTTGCGGTCCCATTTAAGTACTTTAAATCTACCGTTGTTTACATCTGCAGCAATTGCGCCACAAACTGCTATTATAGCAGGATCACCGATTAAAAGCAAGTAGTCTTTATCAGAAAAATTTTTCATTTCCTGTTGTAACTTAAAAGTAAGTGGACCGGATGCTAAAACCATTTGTTTTCTGTCCGGTAACATTACTTTTAATTCACCAAACTTTTCAGCAGAGCGAACATTATAGTCCATTACTTGTGGTATATAAACTGTCATTATTATTTCTTGATTTGTATTATAACATATGATATAATTAAAAGCAAGAATAAAGAAATATAAAATGTATAAATTTAAAACTGAGCCATACGAGCATCAAAAAGATGCATTAAAAAGGTGCTGGAATAAAGAATCATTTGCCATATTCGCAGAAATGGGAACTGGTAAAACTAAAATAGCATTGGATAATGCATGCATTTTATATAACCAAGGAAAAATTGATAGACTACTAGTTATCGCTCCGAAAGGAACATATATGAACTGGGTAGATCAGGAAATACCCATACATGTTCCGGATTATGTGGAAAAAGAAGTCTTGGCGTGGAAGCCATCAAACAGCGAGAAATATAAAGCGCAATTAAGACACTTTAGGATGAATGACTATAAATTAAAAATATTTGTCATGAATGTTGAAGCATTATCGACAATTAAAGGGTTAAAACAAGCTGCCTTATTTTTAATTGGAAGATCAATGATGATTGTTGATGAAAGCACAACTATCAAGAACCCTAAGGCAAAAAGAACTAAGAATATTTTATCATTATCCAGAGAGGCTAAATACAGAAGAATATTGACAGGATCTCCAGTAACACAGTCACCCATGGATTTATGGGCGCAGATGGACTTCCTTGATCCTGAAATATTAGGCCAACAAAGTTATTATGCATTTAGAACACGCTATGCTGTTGTTATTACAGCGAATGCCGCAGGTGGAACACATAAGTACCAGAAAATTGTCAAGTTCAAGAATTTGTCACAGTTGGGAAAATTAGTATCTCCTCATTCATACCGTATATTGAAGAAAGACTGCCTTGACCTACCAGATAAGGTATACACCAAAAGAGAGGTGGAATTAACTGATGAACAGCAA